TCAAGGTCATGCCAAATTCTTCAGCCAGTTCTGTAGCTGTCCTGAGCGACTTTCGCATACCAACTTTTGCCTTTGTCGCGAACGCCTCGCCTTGGTACTCAAACTTTGATTTCATTTGGTCATCAACCTTTCAATCGTGTCTGCCAATCCATCCATCTCCCCGACGCCTGCCAACTTCCAGGCCCGGCGCTGGCCATGAATGCCATCGGGGCTGCTGTTGGCGTGGTGGGCGTCGCAGAGTGGGATGGTCAAAAAATGACTGGCGCGCTGGGCCATGCCCTGGCCTTCGCGCAAGTGGTGCACCTGGGCCGGTGATGGCCCGTACCCAAGGTGGCGGCACAGGTAGCAACCCAGCTCAGCCACCCGGCCCATGTGTTCGTGTTCTGCTTTGGTGGTCATCCACGGCTCCATTGGTCAACCATCGCGTAACGCTGGTCAGGGTTGAGGTGTGGCCACAGCGCCGCCTGGGCGGGCTCCGTCCACAAAAAGGTCTGCATGGCCATGCGCGCCTCGGTGAACTCGCGCTCATCCAGGGTGTGCCAGGCGATGGACTTGGGCACAGCCACAAGCTGGCCGTCGGTGCCAGGCAGGAACTCCACGAAGCCAGCGCCCACCTTCAGGAACACCAGCAGGTGCTCAAGGTCGGTGAATGTCTCCTGCATGCCCAGCAACTCGTTGACGCGGGCGAAGAACCAGCGGTGGTGCTGGGGGCTGCGCGGCAGCTTGTAGGCGAAGCTGAACGTCTGGCCAATCTCAGCCTCCTGCAGCACACGGCGGAACTTGACGAGGCTGGCGTTGTGCTTTTCGCCCAGGCCGCACAGCTTGCCGTCGTTGCCACGCATGACGACGATTTCAGGCATTGCGCACCACCCTGTATGGCCACGCGACCATGGCTGCGTCGCGGTTGTGCTGGTTGCTGGCACCGGCCCAGCCGGTGATGCGCCCAAACTCTTCCGCGCCGACTTTCTTGCCCTTGCCCTTGGGGCTGATGCCATGGGCTGCAACCTGGTTGCCCTCGCACACGGCCACGATGTAGGCGCACCATGCGTCAATCTGCCCCACGTTGCGTGCAATCTTGCAGGCCGCTGCCTTGGTGCCGACTGCGCTCCACACGTTGGACTGCAGGCGCGAATCCTCAAACACCACGCGGGCCGGTTTGAGGTGCGCAATCATCCCGGCCATGTCCCAAGGGGAACCGGTTTGCAGGTTGACCAGCTTGCCGCCTTCAAAAATGGCGAACCCGGTGGACAGGCCGGGGTCAATTCCGAGAACCCTCATGCCATGAGCCCTTCAAATGGGTGTGCCCGGCGCAACCCCGGCGTCTTGATGCCCCAGGTGCCGGCGGTCAAATACCGGCGGCGGGGTGGGAAATCGTCCAAGTCGTCCACGTCACCGTGGTCCGGGCTTCGCACTGGCTTTGGCTGCGTCAATCCGCTTGCGGACTTCCGCGCGGAGCCCGGCGTAAAGCCCGCACTTGTCCTGCTCAAGCTCTGTGACCTGGTGGCGGCAGTAGTCCCACCATCCGGGTTCAAGGGCAAGTTCGGCGTAATGGGCTGCGGCACGTTCAAATTCATGTTGGCTGTCCATTGCGGCTTTCACTGGCGAGGACCAGGACCAAGCGGGCGCGCTCAAGGTCATGTGCGCTGACGGGCTTCTTTGTGGCTTTGGCGTCCACCGTGCGGTGTGCCCAGCCAATCAGGTCGCGGCGGGCGTTGCCTTGCAGCTCAGCGCGGATGGCGGCTACCAGGGGTTCAGGCCACTTACGCATGAGCCAATGCCTCCTTGGCAAAGCGCACCACCGTTGGCGAACGCTTGTCGCCAGCGGCCACGCCAGCAAGGATTCGTCGCGCCCAGTCACGGCCATCTCCGACTGCATCAAATGCGACCTGCGCCAGCGTTTGCTTTGGGGCGGGCAGGGCGGGTAAGCCTTGCTCTTCGGCAAAGGTTTTGCGAGGTGCCATGGACCGGCAAACCGCCTCAAACTGCGGCAGGTTTGGCGGGAACTCGGGGTAGAGCAGCGTGTAGCGCTTTGCTGCGGCTTCAACCACGTCGGGGGTGAACTCTTTGAGGCCGTGTGCCCACACCATCATCGCGGAGCGGATGCCCTTGTCTTTGCCGTCCGCGTCACGCTCGCCGCTGGAAAATTTCGCAATGAAGGGGTTGCCGTATGCGCCGTGCAGCAGCATGAACAGCTTGCGGATGTGGGCCTGGTCGGGCTGCTGGGGCTTGGCCTGAGCAGAGGCGACCGTGGTGGCGACATTGGAAAAATCAGACATGGGTGGCTCCGTCAAAAATGGCGGCAGCACCGCCCTCGATCATTTGCTGCCGGGCGGTTTTGAAACCGTTGTGGTGGCCGTGCTGGCGGCGTTCGTTGTCGGTCAGCCAAGAGGCCTCCAGGCCTTGCGACCCCCTGGCGCACCAGATGCCCAAGAACCGGTCCAGCGGAAGCCCGGCCTTGGCCGATTCGCTGATGGCCGACTTCAGGACCGTTTCCGTCACGGGCGCTTTTTTGGCCTTGCGGAGTTGCAGCCAGTCGGCCCAGGTTTGTTCGGCCACTTCGGCAGGTTTTGCGACCTTGGGGGGGGTGGGTGCGCGCTTGCGCGTATCCCCCTCTTCTGGTTCTTGGTTAATGGTTATTGGTTCTTGGTTAGGTGGCGGTTCGTTTTGTTTTTGAGGCGTCGCGTTCACGGTTCGTGCACGATTCGTTGACGACTCCTTGCGCTTGGCCTCACGCTCTTGTGCAATTCGTGCGTTGGTCGTGGATTTTTCGTGGTACTCCGCAATCTCTTCTTGGATGCGTTTTTGGACGTAGCGACCATCCTCAAGGGTGAAGAATTTGCGCAAAACGAACTCCACGGCCTCAACTTCGGCGGTGGAACTGGCCCAGGTCCAATCAATGGCCTCTTCAAGCGTGGGGAACTGTTCACGGTCGTAGCACGCATCTATCAAGAGCGTGTACGAACCGTGCTGAAGCATGGACAAACGGCCAGCTTTTTTGGCGTAGTCGCCCAGGTTTCGTTTGTAGTAGTGCATTACGCAGCCCTCCAGCCAAGTGCCAGCGTCCCATTGCCCATCACGCGCCTGTATGCCTCGCCTGAGCGAACAATCGCGCCGTCACGGGTGGCTTGGTTGAAGATTTGCCCCCAGTGCCGCAAGTCGGTGCTGGCGATGCCCTTCTTCATGGCTGCCAGGGTCACCTCTTCCGCGCTGAAGGACTTGGCGCCCATGCGCTTGGCGTAGGCCAGCAGAAAGCCCATGGCGTCCTTCTCAAAGCGGTCCACGGCCATGGCCGGGGTGCCGAATAGGTCGGGTTGTTTGCGTGTCATGCGTGGAACCTCGATGCTGGTTCGCGGGCCACTCCGTGGCTATCCGAGAGATACGGATTGCCACGCAGCACACGATGGATGACCATGGACTCATGGCACACCCTCTTGCACTCAGCGTCCAGAACCAAGTTCACGTAGTCGTTGCGATTCATGCCCTTGCTCATGGCGATGGCATCCAGTGCTGCAGCCAATTCAGCAGGCACCAGGCCGCGCAATTCGGTTTTGTCGGCGCTCATTCAGAAAACCCCCGTAGGCCGCACCAGCCCATCAGCCCCAATGGGGGCGATTGCGCAGTGCGGGGTGGTGTCAGTCCCGGCAGTCCAGTAGGAGACTTGGCTGCAAGGCGTGGTGCGGCCTATGGGCCGGGGAAAGTGGTGCATGGCTCAAGCCACCTCTTTGGTGGGCTTACGCTTGCGGGCTTGCTTCTTGAGGAACTCCCCAAGCACAAGACTCCAGGCGTGCGGCACAGCGCCGCGCTTCTTCCACATGCTGATGCTGTGCGGCGTTTTCACGCCGATAGTTCGGGCCAGCGCGCTGACACCGCCAGCGGCCTGAATTGCTTGGTCAAGATCGTTCATGGCCGACATTCTCACACAAGTGAGAGTTGCGGTCAATCTTTCGTGAGTGTCTTTTGTGATTTACTGGAAAAATCATGAGCACGCCAGCCGCCAGACTGAAACACGCCCGCAAACTCCGTGGGCTGAACCAAATTGAGCTTGCCCAGAAGGCGGGCGTTGCCACCGGCACCGTGGGCAACATCGAGGCTGGAAAACGCGGCATCAAATCAAGCGCGATGGCATTTGCAAGGGCGCTGCAAGTCAGCGCTGAATGGCTGGCCACTGGAGATGGGCCAATTGAGCCCAACGTGATTGCTGCGAGCATGCCCAGCTTCGTTGCCAGCGCGGAGGGTGGCCCGGCGTCGGAGATTGAGCTGGAGAACAACCCCGACTACCCGGCAGTGCGCCGGGTATCAGTGAAGGCCCAGGCGGGCATTGCCGGGTTCGCCATTGAGGATGTGCATGACACAGCCCCCATCGTCTTTCGGGCGGACTGGTACAAAACACACAACTACCGGCCGGAGCGCCTGATGGCCTTGCGCGTGGCCGGTGAGAGTATGGTGCCAAGTCTGTGGCCAGATGACCTGATCGTGGTCAACACCGAAAGCACCACACCCAAAGACGGCGTGGCATTCCTGGTGGCCTACTACGGCGAGGTGGCCGTAAAGCGCCTATTGATGGACGCGGGCCAGTGGTGGCTGAGCAGCGACAACGCCGACCAGCGCCGCCACCCGCGCAAGCTATGTGACGACAGCACCGTCCTGATTGGCGAGGTGGTTTACAAGCAGAGTGAGCGGGTGTAACGCATCCACACACACAAGCCGCCCACCGAGGCGGTTTTTTTACGCCTGTGCGCTGGCTGTTGGGTGGGGTTTACCCGGGGCGCTGATTTATTTCCAAAAAATTCTCACTTTTGTGTTGACTACGTATCTCACTTGTGTGAGAATCCATCCCATGCCGCAAACAAAGCGGCATCGGGCCAAGGTGATCGAGCTTTGCAACCTGTTGCGTATGTGTTCCGGGGCACTCAAACAGCCCGGTGAGGCAAAGCGGACGCCAAAAAAAGCAAACCGCAAGGCAGCAATGCCACGTTGGACCGGGGTTGTCAGTGCAAGGCTGCAACTAGGTTGGTGGGTACTTCCAACGTCATCCCTTCGGGGTCATCGAAACACGGCGGCAAATACTGATTTGCCAATGCGCAGCCAGTGCGCGGCCTGAGCCCGGTTCGCCGGGGAGTTGCAGGCCACCCCTCAAACGAGGGGCATCAAGCAAGCGTCTGGATTGGGCGCTTACTTGATGACCGGCAAGAGCGTGTGCGGAATTAGCCACGGCGCGCAAAAAACCACTTTCCATCAAAAGGAACCGTGCGTTGAAGAAAAGCAAAGCCCTGCTTCATGGGCAGCTTGTCGGGCATCACATCCATCCCAGCGATGTAAAAGGCTGGGGCCATCACATCAGCGGCGGCGTGGAAAGCACTTGTTCGCAAGGCAACCGAGACACGCAGCACAGTGGAAAAGCGTCTGTTCGATTCAGGCGGGAAGATTGGAGTTGTGGCCCACACGGCGAAAGCGTGGCACACGATTGCGGGGAACGTCAGACAGTTCCAAGCCGGGAATGGAGGTCCGGCCCGCTGATGTGATGGTGTTCCCTTCGGGGCGCAAGTGCTGACAACCGGGCTCTGTGCTGGATGCAACCCAAAGTCAGAGGTGAACGGCTCTCCATCCAGCAGCCGTTGCGGCATGCCGCCACCATCAACCAAACCTCCCTGAGCTGCTTCGGCAGCTTTTCGCCCGCCCCTGAGCAATTGGGGGCGGGCTTTTTTCTTTTTGGAGCCAGCAATGAGCCCGCATCACTTCCACGTTGCCGAACTTGTGCCCATCGGGTTTCGCGCACCGCCAGTGCTTGACGCGCTGGTGCCCCTGGTGGCCCCGCCCGAAGCCGGGCACACCAACCGTACCCAATGCGAGGTCACACCCGACGTTTGGCTGACGGTTGACTGGGCAGAAACCGAGGACGACGGCCTTTACCTGCACAGCGTGTGGGCTGGGCCAATCGAACTGCACCGCTCCCAGATGCTGGAAGGCTGGGCGGTGGACAAGTGCTATGCGGCTGCCGAACAGCATGCGGCCGAGTCGCGGGAGGAATGCGAATGACACAACGAATCTTCAACCTGCTGCTGGCGGCTGCCTTTCTGGGCCTATTCGTCGGTGCCCAACTGCTCGACCCGCAGGACTTTGAGAGCGATGCCGTTAAGGAGCGCCGCGAGTGGCTGGCCCACGCCAGGGCATGCCAGACAAAGTACGGCGGCCTGCAGGCCAGCGCCGAGTACGACGGCGACCAACTTGTGTGCGTAACCCGGCGCGGGGAGGTGCTGCGATGAACTGCTGCACCGAATACGGCGACTGCCAACAGGGGCGTCATTGCCCCATCCGCTGCAGACCAGAGCCAACCGCACCCACCGCGCCACTGACTGACCCCGACGAAGCCGACGACGCTGCGCTGATGTACGGAATCAGCGTGCTGGTGGCGATTGTTTCTTGCGTTTTCACGCTGGGCTTTCTGGCGGGCTACATCACCCACCGATTTTTTTAAGGAGCAAAACATGGAACTTTTGGACATTGAAGAAGTGGGCACCACCGCCCTGCCCCCCGCCGAGCGCGCCGCCCTGGCGCTGGACAGTGGAAAAGCAGAGCGCCACCTGACCGAGTTGGCCAGCAAGCACGCCAGCATCGTGGAGGTGAAAGACAAGGCAGGCCGCGAGCAGGCCCACGGCGCAGCCATGGAGTTGACCCGAGCACGCACCGCCGTTGAGCGTGCAGCCAAAGAAGCCCGCGAGGATGCGACCAAGTTTTCCAAGGCCGTGATTGCCGAGGCTGCCCGCCTGGTGGCCATCGTTGAGCCGGAAGAAACCCGCCTGAAAGCGGTGCGCGATGCGTGGGACGCTGAGCAGGCCCGCATCAAGGCCGAAGCCGAGGCCAAGGAGCGCGCCCGCGTGCTGGCCATCACTGAGCGCATCGCGGCCATCAAGTCCTACGTGGTGCTGGCCAACAACTGCCGCACCAGCGAGCGCGTGGCCGACCTGCACACAAAGCTGTCCGGTGTGGAGCTGGTGGGGTTTGAAGAGTTTGAAGCCGAGGCGGTAGAAGCCCATGCCATGGCCATGGAACACCTGCGCACCGTGCATGCTGACCGCAAGGCGCAAGAGGAAGAGGCCGCCCGTGTCAAAGCCGAGCAAGAATCCGAAGCCGCCCGGCTGAAGGCCGAGCGCGAAGAGCTGGCCCGCCAGCGCGCCGAGGTGGAAGAGGCCGCCCGTGTGGCCGCCAAGGCAGCGGCAGACGAGCGCGCCAAGATGGAAGCCGAACTGGCAGCCCAGCGCGCAGCCGCCCGGGCCCAGCAAGAGGCCGCCGAAAAGGCAGTGGCCGAGCAGCGCGCGGAGCTGGAGCGCATGCGCGCCGAGCTGGAGGCCAAGACCAAGCCAGCGGAGCAGCCGGTGTGTACCGCTGAGCACCAGGCACCGGCGCTGCCCGACCCTGAGCCAGCACCCGAACCGGCCCAGCAGGTGGAGGTGGCAGAGGCTCCACGGATGGTGCTGCCACACGCTCCAGCCGCCAGTGCCATCGTGTTGGCCGTGGCTGAGTTTTGGCACACCGACACAAAGACCGCAACGCGCTGGATTGTCGAGCGTGCGGCGGAAATCGCAACTTTGAAAGGTTGACCATGAACGCCATTGTCAAAAGCGAAACCCGCGCGCTGTCAGCCATGACAGAGCACGAACTGATTGATGTGTTGCAGTCCAGCCTGTACCCAGGTGCCAACACAAACTCAATCAAGCTGGTCATGGGCTACTGCCGGGCCGCTGGCCTGGACCCCATGCAAAAGCCGGTCCACATCGTGCCCATGTGGGACAAGAACTCCAAGGGCATGCGTGACGTGATCATGCCCGGCGTCAATCTCTACCGCACGCAGGCCATGCGCAGCGGCGAATGCGCTGGCGTGTCTGAGCCGGAGTTTGGCCCTGATGTGACCGCAAAGCTGGCTGGCGTTGACGTGACTTACCCGAAGTGGTGCAAGGTCGCGGTCAAGCGCCGCCTGCCAACCGGCGAGGTGGTGGACTTCACCGCCATTGAGTTCTGGTTGGAAAACTACGCCACGGCGGGCAAAGACAGCAATGCCCCAAACGCGATGTGGAAGAAGCGCCCATACGGCCAGATAGCCAAGTGCGCAGAGGCCCAGGCGCTGCGCAAGGCGTTCCCGGAGATCGCCGCACAGCCCACAGCCGAAGAGATGGAGGGCAAAGCCATGCATGTGGCCGACACACCAGACCATCACGACGGCGCTGCATGGACAGACGCCCTTCTCCGCCAAGCCGAGGCGGCAGCGGCCAACGGGTCGCACGCCTACGCCACGTTCTGGAAAGGCTTGCCTGCCAGTGTGCGCAACGAGTTGGTGAAAACATCCGAGCATGCTGGCTTCAAGGCGGCATCAATTCAGGCCGACCAAGCCCGCACCGTTGATGCCGCCCCGGCCAAGCCCACCGCCCAGCAGCAGCCCGCCGCAAAGTCGTTTGACGAGGTGATGGCCATGCTGTGCCAGGCCAAAACCGAGGACGAGTTGTATGTCGCGGGCGACTGGGCTGGTGCCGTGCAAGACCCGGCAGAGCGCCAGCTGCTGGATGACAAATTCGACGAAAAGCTGGCAGAAATGCGAGGTGCACAGTGAGCATGACTAGAGCGGAGGGCGCAGCGATTGCACGAGCAAAAAGGGCCGAAAAACTGCCACCGCTGCCAGAGCGTTTTTGGTCAAAAGTTGACATCAAAAGCGATGACGAATGCTGGCCATGGAAGGCAGCAGTGCGCAAGGAAAGCGAGGGTTATGGAGCCTTCTGGATGCATGGCCGCCATCACCCCGCAAACCGTGTTGCCCTTCAGCTATCAGGCGTTGATGTTCCTGATGGCATGGTGGCTTGCCACAAATGCGACAACCCACGCTGCTGCAACCCGAAGCACCTGTTCGTCGGGACGCCGCGCGCAAACAATGACGATAAGGTTTCAAAAGGGCGAAACCCAAGAGGTCAGTTTCACGGCATGGCCAGGCTGACAGATGCGCAAACCTCGGAAATTCTTGCGCTCAAGCCAGCAAACGGAAAGCGACTCGCAGCAGGCGTACCCCAAAAAATTGCGGACAAGTACGGCATAACGAAGCAATACGTATCGGAACTAATGGGCAAAAAGCAACCAAATAGCCAAGGAGCCGCATCATGAAAATCATTGCAGACCTTGACCAAGGAAGCGATGCATGGAAAGAGGCCAGGGCTGGCAAAGTGACCGCCAGCCGCGCCAAGGATGCGCGAGACAAACTGAAGAACGGCAACCCATCAGGCAAGCAAACAGCCTACGCCGCCCAGGTAGCCGTGGAGCGAATCGCCGGTAAGCCCATGGATATGGTGTTTGAGAACTGGCAGATGCGTGAGGGCCACGTTCAGGAGCCAGTAGCCCGCGCAGCCTACGAGGCAGCCACCGGGAATCTGGTGGAAGAAGTGGGTGCCATCGTCAGCGACGACGACAGTTTTCTGTACTCCCCCGACGGGATGGTGGGAGACGATGGGCTGGTGGAAATCAAATCACTCTTCAGCCCTGATCGCATCATCAACATCATGGCTGATGGCGACATTCAAGACTTCATCGACCAGTGCATGTTTGGCCTTTGGTTGACCGGTCGCAAGTGGATTGACTTGGTTATCTGGTGCCCAGCCTTGGAGCACATGGAAATCAAACACATCGAGCGAGACGAGAACGCCATTGAGCTTTTGGAAGAGGACTTGATGGCGTTCCTTCAAACCGTTCGCTTCAACGAATCGAAGCTGCGCCGGACGCTTGCAGCCTGACATATTGCGGGGGAAAGCTGATGCTGTGACGACAGCAAGCGAGTTGGGAGTCCCTGCCCATTTCACAGAAGCAGCGAGTACCCCACCCATTCACCCAGCCCGCACCAAGCGGGCTTTTTTGCGCCTGAACATGATTAAAAACGCCACCATTTACCGCCTGGCCAATCCGCCAGTCATCGTGTTTCACGACCTTGACCAGCTGAATTTCGCCCCCACGCTGCCCACCCAGCAGAAATCGTTGGGCTGGGTGCCGCCCGCCGACGACAGCGATGCGCTGGTGCATTTCAACAGCGGGGCCATGGTCCTGCGCCTGCGGGTTGAAACCCGCACGGTGCCCGCTGCCACAATTGCTGAGCATGTCGCCCAGATGTGCAAGGCCATCGAGCAGGCCACAGGCCGCAAGCCCGGCAAAAAGAAAAAGCGCGACCTGAAGGAAGAAGCGCTCACCACCCTGCTGCCCCACGCCTTCCCCAGGCAAAAGGACGTGCTGTGCATCCTGGATGGCGAGTGGCTGATTCTGGACACCACCAGCTCGGGCTTGATTGAAGATGCCATCACGGCCTTGGTTAAGTGTGTGGACGGATTGGTGGTAGAGCAGGTGCAAACCAACGACTCGCCCGCCGTGGCCATGGCCGAATGGCTGCACGGTGATACAGCCCCAGACGGGTTCAGCTTCGGCAATGCGTGCGAGCTGAAAGCCCGTGACGAGTCCAGTGCCAAGGTACGGTACACCAACCACTACCTGCTGACCGACGAAGTGAAAACCCACCTGGCCCAAGGCAAGCTGCCCACCAGCTTGGCCCTGGAGTTTGACGACCGCGTGGCTTTCACGCTGACCGACACCCTGCAGCTGAAAAAAATCGACTTTGGCGACAAGGTGATGGAAGAGGCCCGCTCGCATGACCGTAACCCCGGCGACCTTGAAGGCTCCATGGCCATCGCCATTGGCGAGTTCCGCCCGCTGATTGGCGAGCTGGTCGCTGCGCTGGGTGGCTTTCCTCAACCTCAAACAGCCTGAAAGGCAACACACCATGACCGACAACCAAATCGAGCAAGAAATCCAGGCCAAGGGCTTGACTGCACCGCGCGTGACGCCTGCTGACATCGAGGCGAACATTGAGAGCTGCTACTTCTTCACGGCCGAGAACGGCGTGATGGGCGAGGAAGCCGCCGAGGATCGCCCCCGCGCGGTCTACGAAACCAGCCTTCGCCTCCTGACTTTCTGCGTGCTGGTCCTGCGCAATGGCTTCACGGTCACCGGCGAGTCTGCTTGTGCCAGCCCCGAGAACTTCGATGCCGAAGTGGGCCGCAAGATTGCCCGCGCCAACGCCATCAACAAGGTGTGGCCGCTCATGGGCTACGAGTTGCGCAGCAAGCTGGCAGGAGCATGACCATGGCATCAGTGAACAAAGTCATCCTACTGGGCAACTGTGGCCGCGACCCTGAGCTGCGCTACATGCCTGACGGCAAGGCAGCCACCAGCATCAGCATTGCCACCAGCACCAAGCGCAAGAACCGCGAAACCGGCGAGGTCACAGAGGACACCCAGTGGCACCGGGTCCAGTTCTTTGACCGCCTTGCCGAGATCGTGGGCGAGTACGTGAAGAAGGGCAGCCCGGTTTACATCGAGGGCCGCCTGAAGTACGGCAAGTACACCGACCGCGAAAGCGGGCAGGAAAAAAACACCTGCGACATTGTGGCGACCGAGCTGCAATTGCTTGGCGCGCGCGACCAGCAAGATGGGCAGCACCAAGCACCGGCACAGCCACGCCAGCAGCAGCCCCAGCAGCAAGGTGGCTACCGCAGCAGCGCACCGCGACAGGCCCCTAACCCAGTGCCGCGCACACCAGCACCGGCCCATGGCGGTGGCAGTGGGTTTGACGACATGGACGACGACATACCTTTTGTCTCATGCGACTGGGCGTTGGAAATCGACACCAGCAAGGCCAAGCGAATGCGACGGTACGACTTCTGACCCACCCCACACAACAGCCCGCCTCGCGCGGGTTTTTTTACGTCCAAAAATGAGCCACCTACCTCGCATCTACGTGTCCGGGCCAATGACTGGTCTGCCGCACAACAACACCCCGGCATTCAACGCCGCCGCCGTCTCCCTGCGCGAAGCGGGCTATGAATTGTTTAACCCCGTCAACAACAACGTGCCGTCGATTGCCCCGTGGACAACCCACATGCGGGCCGACATTGCCGGGCTCATGGGTTGCCATGGCCTGTGCTACTTGCCAGGCTGGTCTGACAGCCGTGGCGCGAAGCTGGAAATCCAGATCGCCACCGAGCTTGAAATCACATGCGCCCCATTGGAATTTTGGCTTGAGCACGCGAAGGCATCCACATGACCGCAAAAGACACGAAACAGGGCACCGCTGGGGCGCGAGTGCTTGCCTACGTCAAGCGCAACCCAGGCCAAAACGCCGAGAGCATCTATGCTGGCATGAGCGGGATTGAGCGGCTGACCATCATCCGCACGCTGGAGTACCTGAAATCAACCGGGGCAGTCAAGGCCGAGAAGCATGGCCGAGTGCTGCTGTGGTTCGTTGACGATGCGCAAAAGCAGGTCGAATCTGATGTTGCGACAAGCCCGACGCGAAACATCTGGACCACGTACACCCCACCCAAGGACGAAGTGGTGCGCCCTGGTGCGCTGGACCACGAAGAGGCGAAGAGCAGACGCGGCGACATGCTGGTGCCCCACCAGCCGCCCATCCCCATGTGCGTTGGCAAGCTGGCCAACACAGTCAGCCACACGGCGGCCACGCTTGGGAGTGGTAAGCGAAAAGCCGAACCAAGGCCGGTAGCGAGGCGGAAGCAGGAGCGAAAGCCGCCGCCGAAGGCCGCGACCCAGCAGGTCAAGGCGTTCCAGCGGCTGCACGGGCCAGAAACGATTGAGCGGGTGATCGCACTGCGAAAAGCTGGGCTGAGCTACCCAGCCATCGGGGCGGAAACTGGCGTGTCCATCTCGCAGGTGCAGCGCTGGTGCAAAGCCTCAGCAGGCAACCCGGACAACACACGGCTGATGCCGCGAGCAGCCCCACCAACGGCGGCCATCAACGCCCCGCGCACCGGCCGCCCGAGCTGGGCGCAAAAGCTGGAGGCCGCCAGTTGAGAAAAACAAGCGCTTACGCCCGCCGCCGGGCGAGACAAGACCCGCTGCGCGCACGGTACGACCACTTGACCTCGATTTACCGGGTGATGGGCCGCATTCAGCCCTTCACGCCGGACGAGGCTGCCGAGTTGTCGCTGCCGGTGCATGCGGCGTTTGACGGCCTGCTGAACGGTACGGCAACGGATGCCGAGTACCACACCCTGGTGGCCATCACGGAGGTCTGCCTGCTGATGGCCGAGCAGATTGACCCAGGCCTGCCAGCAGTGGTGCGCGAGGCGAAGCTGGGGCTGTCGCGTTGCCGCGTGCGCAAGTTGTCGCTTGGCCGGTATGGGCTGGACGGCCCGGCGCGGCAGGACATTGCCGCCGTGGTGGACATGCACGACCAGCTGCTTGAGCTTTGCACGCCGCTGCAGCTTTCAAACGCCATGAAGTCGGTCATTGCCCGCATCGACGCGGGCGAGACTTTTGAAGTATCCACCGCAGGATAAATGCGGATACATGAGCAACCAACACAACACCAGCAAGCGCTGGATGGGGAAAACACCATGAAACTGAGAATCTGCAAATTGCACCCTGACGCCCAGGTGCCCAAGTACCAAACCGACGGCGCTGCGTGCTTTGACTTGCACGCGGCCATGGTCAACGGTGCGGCCAGCATTGGCGACGTGGTTTACCCCGGCCACCCGGTGTTGTGCGACACGGGCCTGGCGTTTGAAGTGCCGCCCGGCTACATGCTGCAAATCCGCAGCCGGTCGGGCCTGGCCATCAAACACGGCATCGAGGCCTTCCACGGCACGATTGACAGCGACTACCGGGGGTCTGTGCAGGTGCTGCTGACGTGCCCACACCTGGACGATGACACCCCACCGGTGAAGATCAACCCAGGCGACCGCATTGCCCAGGCGTGCCTGGTGGCCGTGCCCAGGGTGGAGTTTGTCGTGGCCGAACAGCTTGGGCTGACTGAGCGAGGCGGCGGGGGCTTTGGCTCTACTGGGGTTGCGGCATGACCCCACAACAAATGCTGCAAATCATGCGCACCCTGTCTGCCCTTGAAAGCTGGTCGTGGGCAGTGAAAGAGCCCATCCCGTCATGGATGGCTGAGCAGGTTGGCGAGAGTGTTGCGATGCTTGAAAAAGCGATTTTGGAAGGGGTGAAGGAATGACCCAAGCAGACATAGACAACATAGATTGCAACCAGATTCGGTATGTGTTTCGATTGGCAATCCTTGTGCCTAAAGCTAAACGCAACAAGGAGACCTCAAAATGAGCGCCGCACAACACGCATGCGACCACTGCCCGGAGGCAGAAAAGCGAAGGGCCGCACAAATTGAAAACGAGGCGCTGAAGGAGCGGCTGGCCCGCGCTGGTCTGGAGCAGCACCGCGCCGTGCAGGCCGCTGTGCTGGCTGAGCGTGAGGCGTGCGCGGTGGTGTGCGATGCCGAGGCTGCCGGGGCGCTGGACAACTGGCGCGGCGACGTGCCGTCAAACCAGCCGTTCTGGAATGGTGCTGAGCAGCTTGTCTCGGGTTGCGCCGCCGCCATCCGCGACCGAGGTGCCGCATGACCACAAAACTCATCACATTGGTTCTGACCGCAGAGCATGTGCACACCGCCCGCAAGGCGCTGGTGAAGCAGTTGCAACGGGCAAAAGAAAAAAAAGACGAACCAGAAGCACAGCGGGCCAAGGCCTTGCTGGATTTGATTGATTTGAAGCTGGAGATGGCATGAGCGCACAACACACACCGGGGCGGCTTCGCTACGACTACAAGCCGGGATACTGCGGCGAACTGCTGGCACAAAACAACTCAATCTGTTCATTCAACAACGAACCATCGAAAGACAACGCCCGCCGCTTGGTGGCTTGCTGGAATGCTTGCGCCGGTCTGCCTACCGAGAAGCTGGAGATTGCACCAGTTTTCGACGTGGCCATGGAGGCCAAGCGGCACCTGGAATCTGTTGAGGCCCAACGCGACGAACTGCTGGCCGCTTTGAAGCACATCGAAGGCGTTGCAATGGCTGATGAATGCCGAGACTTACCCGGCATTGTGAAAACGGCCCGCGCAGCAATTCAGAAAGCGGAGGGGAAATGAGTAAGCAAGTTGACGATTTGATGGCGCTGGCTGATGTGTATGCTGATTGGGCAGAAGCAAAAGGCAAGGGTCACCCAACATACGCTGAATCACGCCAAGCATTGCAGTCAGCACTTGAGGCTGCGCTAGGTCAGCCACAGGCTGTGCCTGCGTCTTCGCTGAAGCTGGGGGAACCTCAAATTCCGCAGGCATGGCTATGGCAATTCTCGGATGGCGATTGGCACGATGTGCCGTTTGCAACACAAGACGAATGCGAGCATGAGTGCGCTGGGTATAACGGCAAGGCGCACCCTCTATTTCTTGCCGCACCCCCAGCGCAAACACCTGAGAAGCAGAAGCACCAGTTTGTGCTTTGGGCCGAGTACGAGGCAAGGATCGAAGCCCTGCAAAACGAGGCTGCATTCCACAAAGCCTTGTCGGAAAAGGCGATGCAATCACCACCCGTGACGTTTGAAATCACGCGACTGAAGAGCGTAATCGAAGACATGCTGCTTGCGAGTGCAGCACCACCAGCGCAAACACCGCCACCACGGTTGACGGATGACGAGGTCATTGAGATAGCCAAATTGGGTTGGTGGAAAAGTGATTCTGATATTACGTCGGACGGGCTTGATATTGCCCGTGCCATCGAAACCGCAGTCAGAGCACAGTTTGGAGTGCAGGAATGACAAAAACCGAAAAACTCGCCCTGCTTGCTGAATGGGCAGACGAAATCCAGAAGGCAGAAGCCGTCATTGCCCCCATATCCGAAGTGCTGGGGTTGTCGGTGGAGTGCCCAATCCACACAGCAATGTGGGCTCTGCAAGCGGCCTACACCAAAGCAGTCGGCAAGCTGGTTGGCGACCCCGCCGAATGGCTGAGCTGGTACGCCCACGAAAACGACTTTGGGCGCAAGGCATTTGAGGCTGGCGTGACGGGCGACATGCGGCCCATCAAAGACTTGGACGATTTGTTGTGGGTGATGGAGGTGGAAGGTGGTAAGTAAACCAGACAAGGTGGCAAGCGCCACTTACCACCTTCATTTGAACGAGGCCCAGGCAAGGGCCATCAGCCACGCTTGCGAGATTTTGGCTCGATTGGGCATGGGCCAGTTCAAAGATGCGCTGGAGTGCCTGCCGCTGAAAGAGTACGCGCCTGACGGATGGTGGGAGGACATGGAGGGCATCGCCCACATCCTCAAAAAGCACACCACCATCTTGCACGGCGTTGGGTCTTACCACGGAATATCAGGCGCCAAAACCAGCCCCGAAAGCAAGACGGCGTGGGATGTGTACCAAGTCATCCGCCACCGGCTGGCGTGGGACGCTGCCCAGGCTGAGGGTCACCCCGGCGAAGGCAAAGCAAGCCCGCCAGCGTGGTCTGTGATTTACGACCAACCGCACAAAACAAGCCCTGAGCCGCTGGCTTGGATTGAAAGGACCGAGAAATGACAAACGACGAAATCAAGCAGGTTGCGATTCAGGCGAAGGCAGAGGGCAACGTGGTCACAATCAGGGCTGACAGGCTGATTGAGCTTTGCAGCCAAGCCGAACGCATGGAGGCTGCGCTGCGCCTGGCCCAAAAGCATGCGCCACCCCCGGACTGCACGCTGACCCGTTACGTTGCCGACACCGTGCGCAACGCACTGGAGCAGCCCAGTATTCAGGGCTGAGGCGCAGCCGGTCTTTCACCGGCAACCATCACGGCCAGGGCATGCGCAGCCTTGGCCCGTGTGACCGCCTGGTGCGCAACCCGGTATTCCATCCCCGTAGCCCGTGCCGCGTCAGGCACACTGGCTCCGTCAACCATCACCATGCGGCAGGCCTCACGCGCTGGGCCTGCCCGCATCCTGGCCAGCTTGGCCAAGGCATCAAATTGTTCAATTTTCATTTGTCAGTGCTGGGCACTTTGCTGGTTGCCCCGGTTCCGCCGGGTGCGGTGTGCTGTGGCTGCACTCCAAGGCCCGGCACGCCGGGCTATGGGCTGAAGCCTCAATTTTCAACGAACACCCAGGCCGCGACCCACTTGCCTTTGTCGGTGAAGATGACTTGCGCGCCTTCATCAACCCGGAGTTCGTCGTCTGCATACATTGAGCGCGCATCGGCCACTGCCAAGGCATCGGTTTCGGGCGCCAGACGGTTATTCACCAGGCGGTGGGCGGCTTCGGCCATCGCGTCCTGAATGATGGCCAGCTGCTGGTGGCATTCTTGCGCATCGGTCCACACGTCGGCATTGATTGCATCCGTGAGCAGAGCGGCCAGGTCTTTGTCGCTCATATCGTCGGGCGGCGTGGGCGCTTCGACGGGGCGGCGGTATGTGGTGGTCATGCTGATTCTCCAGATTGAAATTGGGCCACGGTCAGGTGGCGGGCAAAAAAGCGGCCATCGGCGCGCTCGTCGAAACATGCGTGGACGGCTTGGCCGTGCTCGTTGTGGGTTTTGGCCTCGCCCACCAGAAACCGGCCACCAGCCATGGCGCGTGGGGGCACGCACTCCAGCATTTCCCAGTACATGGCCTCAGTGGTTTCAATCCACTCAGTGGGGGCGGCATCCATGGCTGCCCAGAGGGCGGACCATTCAAGGGGCTGGGTCATGCTGCCACCCCCAGCCACCGGCCACCCCGGTATTCGCAAGCGGGGCGGGTGTGGCGCACGTTGCAGGCAATGCCTTCGCGGCTGCAGTGGCCAACAATGTCGGCACGCTCTGCAAGCCAGTCGGTGGCATCCTGGACGTTCACCAGCAGGTGGTCCATTTCCTGGCGCACGGATTCACTCAGCCAGGCCAAGGAGTAGCGCCCGTTGTCGCGGACCAGTCGGCGCGCTGCGCGGTATTGGGTTTTGGTCATGCTGCCACCCCATCGTTGAACTGACAACCATTGAGGATGTGGGCTGGCTGTTCGTAGTTCACGCCAGCTGTTCCATACAGGCTGACCATTTGCTCTGGTGTTTCACGGCCTGCCTGTGTGGCGGCACAAGGGGCGCATATACCCCAGCCAGTGTCCCGGTTCCAGTGTTGCTCGTACCGGCCAGCAGCTTCGCCGCACACGCAGCAGTAAAGGTTGCGCTTGGTCATTCCGCTTCTCCGAAGCCGTAATACATCATGGTCAGTTCGTATTTGGTGACAATCTGGCCACCACTACGGACCCAATAAGCGGACCCGTTGTAGGTGCCCTTGCCACGGGTCAAGCCAATTTGCTTGGCGTATTCGTTGATTCGTGCGATGGTCATGCTGCATCTCCGTTGCGGTTCGTCCGCACACCTGCCACGCGGCAGTAGATGCGCCAAGCGCGTGTCATGGCTTCCATCCGGTCCCAGCTGTTTGCGGACCAGTCCACCCACCCAATACGGGTGCGCGCCTCTTTCTTTTCCATCAGGCGTTCGGCCAAGTCGTAGGTGTTCATCGTTTTACCTCTCCAGTTGGTTGAAACATCAGTCGCTCGCCTGTTCTCTGGTTTGCTGGCGGGCCGCAGAACTTGCGCAAGACACCCGGCGAGGCTTGGGGCTTCCACCCCAGGCTCTGCAACAAACTGGCCGCTAACACAGCCCTTTTGCCCATGGGTCTATTGTATCAGTGTTTAAGCGATGATGTAAAGAAAAACAGCTACCGTTCGTCGGAAATATCAGCAGTGAAGTGATGATGTTTGCCCCCCGCATCCCCTGTGGGGTTTGATGCATCCCCGCTGCGTGGGCAAAGTGCCGCCCATGACCAAGCCAGACGCCCAGAAACAAAAGCCCAACGTGGATTGGGAGGCCATTGAGCGCAGCTACCGATCAGGCCTTTACACGCTCAGGGAAATAGCGTCCGGCCACCCAGGCACAAACCATGTGGCAATCACACGCCGCGCCAAGCGTGAGGGCTGGCAACAGAACCTTCAGGCACGCATTCATGCCAAGGCTGAAGAGCTTGTAACAAGGGCTGCTGTAACAGCTGGTGTAACAAACAACCCCGTTACAGAGGCTGAAATCGTTGATGCAGAGGGCGAAAAGGTCGCAGCTGTCCTGCTGCTTCAGCGCAAGAACATCGGAAGGCTCACGGCCATTGCATCAATTCAAATGGAAGAGCTTGAAGCCAGCAGCGGGCCAGAGCAGGCCGCGAAGTTGCGCGACTTGGGCGAAATGCTGCGCGAAGAGGACGATTCAGGCCGCGACCGCTTGAACGATGTTTACCGAGCTGTCATCAGCTTGCCCGAGCGCTCAAAGACCGCAAAGCAGTTGGCCGACACGCTGCGCATTGCAATCGAGCTGGAGCGCAAGGCATTCAAGATGGACGAGGCCAAATCAGCCGACGACCCACTGACCGCGATGCTCAAGCGCATCAACGCCGCATCGGGCTCTGCATTCAAGCCAGTGGCCGTTGACCCGGCGTATTCTGGCCAGGACGATGATTGATGGGCACGACACACGTACTCCCATCGCCAGCCCTGCCCAGCACGCCGGAAGAGCTGGAGCGCTGCCTGGCCGACCCAGAATGGAGGTTGTTCAGCGGTTGCCTGTACCGCATCATGGTCAAAGGCGACGACCCAGGCAGTGATGTAACCCAGATGCCGTTCAAGCCCAACCGCGCCCAGCGCCGGTTCCTCAAGAGGCTGTGGCACCGCAATTTGATTCTGAAGGCCCGCCAGTTGGGCTTTACGACGCTGGTGTGCGTGCTGTGGCTGGACCACGCCCTGTTCAACCCCGACCAGCGTTGCGGCATCATTGCCCAAGACCGCGATGCAGCGAAGGTGCTGTTCCGCGACAAAGTGAAGTTCGCCTACGACAACCTGCCCGAAGAGCTGCGCGAGCGCTTCCAGCTGGCTGCGAACAACGCCGACGAGCTGGTGTTCGGCCACAACAACAGCAGTATCCGTGTGGCCACGTCCATGCGTTCGGGCACCATCCACCGCCTGCATATCAGCGAGTTCGGGAAAATCTGCGCCAAGTACCCCGACAAAGCGCAGGAGGTGATGACCGGCTCGATACCTGCAGTGCCCACCAACGGCGTGCTGATTGTGGAGTCGACCGCCGAGGGCAAGGAGGGCGAGTTCGCGGACCTGTGCGACAAGGCCGAGAAGCACCACTTGGCCAAACTGCCACACACTGCCCGCGACTACCGATTCCACTTTTACGCCTGGTGGCAGGACCCGCACTACCGGATGGACGCCACCCAGGTGTTCATCAGCCGCAAGTGGCACGAATACTTCGATGGCATCGAGCAGCAGATGGGCTGCAAACTGGACGAGGACCAGCGTGCGTGGTACGTGGCGACCATCAGCGCCGACTTCGCAGGCCGCGAAGAGCGGATGTGGCAGGAGTACCCCAGCACGCCCGCCGAGGCCTTCCAGGTCAGCACCGAGGGCAACTACTACGCCAAGGACATGACCGCATTGCGCAAGCGTGGAGGCATCACGCATGTGCCCATGCTGGACATGCCGGTCAACACGTTCTGGGACATTGGCAACAGCGATGGGTGTGCGGTGTGGTTCCACCAAGAGGTGCGGGGCGAGGACCGGTTCATTGACTACTACGAGGCCCACAACGAGGACCTGCGCCACTACGTCAAGGAGTTGCAGGCCCGTGGGTATGTGTGGGGCACCATGTTCCTGCCGCACGACGCCGCCCATGAGCGCCTGAGCGACTTCAACCGCAGCACCCAGCAGATGCTCCAGGACCTGATGCCTGGCGTTCGCTTTGTCGTGGTGCCACGCATCTCAGAGCTGATGACTGGCATCTATGCCACCCGCAAGCACCTCAAAGGCGCGTGGTTCGACAAGGAGTATTGCGCCGATGGCATTGGACGCATCGACGGATACCGCAAAAAGTACAACCACGCGGATGCCCGATTCACGGACACCCCGGACAAGAGCAATGGCTGCAGCGAGGGTGCCGACGCACTGCGCCAGTGGGCACAGGCCAAGGAGTTGGGCTGGCTCAACGACCTGAGCACGGCCCCGGCAGCACAGGCCAACACCGTTTACGAACCCCCCCCACCGCCCGATTGGCGCACATGACCATGCAAGACCTCAAACAAACCCCCGCCGACGACAAGGGCCAGGGCCAGCCAATCACGCTGGACGAGTTCACCGAGTTCATTCAGGAAATGGACGAGCAGCCGGTGTGGCGCGGCCGGGCGGACAAAGAGATCGACTACTACGATGGCAACCAGCTGGGCTCCGAGCTGCTGAAGAAGCAGCAGGCCCTGGGCATACCTCCAGCCGTGGAGAACATCATCCAGACCGCCATCAATGCGCTTATCGGCATGGAGGTGAAGCAGCGCAAGGATTGGCGCGTCACGCCCGATGGCGACCCGCAGGGTCAGGACGTGGCAGATGCCTTGAATTACCGGCTCAACCAGGCGGAGCGCCACAGCAAGGCCGACATGGCGTGCGGCGAGGCGTTCAAGGGCCAGGCCGCCGTTGGGGTTGCCTGGGTTGAAGTGTCCCGCGAGAGTGACCCGTTCAAGTACCCGTACCGGTGCTGCCCCGTCCACCGCAACGAGGTGTGGTGGGACATGCTGGGCAAGAACCCGGACACCAGCGACTGGCGCTACCTTGTGCGAAAAAAGTGGATGGACACCCGTGTGGCCGCCATGATGTTCCCTCAGCACAAGGCGCTGATTCAGCGGCTCGATGGCAAGTGGGGCGGCGAGTGGGAGCTGTCCATGGACGGCAGCACCGGCACTGGGCTCTACGATTCATGGGAAACCCAGCGAGGCTGGAGCGTGGAGGAGCAGCAGTGGCACGACCCGGCCAAGCACCGTGCGTTGGTGTACGAGGTTTGGTATCGGCGGTGGGTGCAGATTCCCGTCCTGAAATTCAAAAAGGGTGGGCGAGCGGTTGAGCTGGACGAGCAGAACCAGGCCCACGCCATCGCCATTGCGCAAGGCCTGGCCACCGTGACCATGGCCAGTGTGTCCCGCGTGCGCCGCTCGTACTTCCTTGGGCCGCACATGCTGCACGATGGCCCAAGCCCGTACACGCACAACTATTTTGGGTACGTGCCGTTCTTCTATCTCAAGGAGGACCGGACAGGCGTTCCCTATGGCGCGATCAAGTCCATGATTTACCCCCAGGATTCGCTCAACAGCGGCATCGCCAAGTTGCGCTGGGGCATGAGCGCGGTGCGGACGGAGCGGACCAAGGGCGCGGTTGCCATGCCCGACAACGTGTTTCGCCAGCAGGTTGCCCGCGTGGATGCTGACATTATTCTGGACCCATCGCACATGGCGCAGCCTGGGGCACGGTTCGATGTGAAGCGCGACTACCAGCTCAACGAGCAGCAGTACCGCTTGCTGGAGGACGCAAGGGCCAGCATTGAGCGCACGTCTGGTGTGTCAGCCGGTTTTGTTGGGCGCCAAGGCTCTGCCACGTCTGGATTGCAGGAGCAGACACAGGTGGAGCAGTCCACCCAGGCGCTGGCCGGGCTCATGGACAGCTTCAGCCGTGGCCGCACGATGGTTGGCGAGATGCTGCTGTCCTTCATCATTGAGGACCTGGCCAGCGAAGAGGAAACCGTTGTCATTGAGGGTGACGCGGTTCGGCCAGAGCGGACCGTGGTGCTGAACAAGCCCGAGGTGGACCCGGACACCGACGTTGCCTACCTGAGCAACGATGTGCAGCGCACGCGCATGAAGGTGGCCTTGGAGGACGTGCCCAGCACATCCAGCTTCCGCGCCCAGCAGCTGACAACCATGGGCGAGGCAGTTAAGAGCATGCCCGCCAACATGCAGGCCGCCGTCATGCCTTACATGGTGGGCTTGATGGACCTTCCCTATAAACGGGAGGTGGTGGAGGCCATTCGCGCCGCATCCCAGCAAGAGAGCCCCGAGGCCGTTGAGCAGCGCATCCAACAGGCGGTGCAGGACGCGCTGGCCAAGTCTGGCAACGACCTCAAGGCCCGCGAGGTGGCCATCAAGGAGCGCAAGGCCGACAGCGAGATTCAGAAACTGGTGTCCGAATCGGTGGAATCCGGGTTGCGTGCGGCGTTCGCGGCCATGCAGGGCGCCCAGGTGGTGGCTCAGATGCCCCAGGTTGCGCCCGTGGCCGATGTGCTGATGGCCAATGCGGGCTGGAGGCCGCCGACACCGGCAGGAATGGACCCCAACATACCGCAGCCGCAAGGCGTGCCCGCAGTTCCCGCTGTTCCCCCAGGGAATACAGGGAACGTGGGGCAGGGCGACACAAGCCCGTTGACCCCTGCCAACCCTGCAGAGCCAGTCAGCCCCATGGTTGGGCAGAACCAGGGCATCGAGACTGTGCGCAGCGACAGCATGGGTTGAAAACCACGACCAAACCCCGTGCAAACCAACCCCGCAGCGGCTTCCCCCCTGTGGGGTTTTTCTTTTCAGCCCTCCGATTGCAAACTTCAGGGCAAGCCACAAGGGAAACCGAGTGGCGAAACGCAACCTCGTGATGAGGTAGCACATTCCCGTAGCTGGAGATTGACCAGCACGGGGCTTCGGCCCTGTGCAGGCCAGTCGAATGCGCGACCTTTTGGTGCCACTCCGACAAGTGGCAGGGACGCATGCCAACGACTCAAGCCGAGTTTTTTCAGGCGCACGCTGTTGATGGCGCACTGACTGACGCACAAATGATGGAGCTGCTTCAGCTCCCCGAGGGCGATATGTCCACCGTGTCCAACACGGCGGGCAATGGTGGTGTGCCCGACACCACATCAAGTGCAGACGCAGGCAACACCAACGCGAGCACAGACCAACAACCCCCCTCAGACCCTGGCGCAGCCCCCGTGGTTCTCGCAAAGGACGGTGTTCACACCATCCCATACGAGAAGCTGGTGGAGGCGCGAGAGGCCGAGCGAAGCTGGAAAGCACAAGCCGAGGCAGCCCAACAGGCAGCCCAGGCAGCCCAGGCCCAGTTGGCCGCATTGCAGGCGAAAGCCGAGCAGCGTGCCGACGATGGCCTGGCACCCACCACGCACGACAAAGCAGTGGCAGCCGCCACCGCCGCAATCGACGCGGGCACTGTGGACCCCGAGCTGTTTGGCGACTTCTCCGAAGAAGCCATTGCAAAGGGTGTGCAGAAGCTGGTGGCCCAGCAGATGCAGGCTTTGAAGGCCGAGGTGCTTGGCGCGGTCCAACCGCTCCAGGCCAAGGCCCAGGAAACCGAGGCTCAGAAGCACTTTGCCGCCATTTTGGAGGCGCATCCCGATGCGCAGTCAGTGGCTGAGAGTGCAGAGCTGGCAGCTTTCATCGACATGCAGCCCTCATTCGTGAAGGCGCAGTACCAGTCGGTGCTTGCACAGGGGACTTCCGCCCAAGTGGTGGAGTTGCTGGATGTGTTCAAGGCTGCGAACGGGAAAGCCCAACCCCCTCAGTCCACTTCGGTGGCTGACGCTGCGAAAGCAGCCATTGCGAAGGCCCGCCAGCCGGTGCCGACCAGTCTGACCGACGTACCGGGCAGCTTGGCGGCACCGACCAACGAGCTGGATGCGATGCGGGACCTATCAGGTGCTCAGTTGCTGGGGAAGTTTGAAGGAAAGACCCCCGAGCAGATTGCAGCCCTGCTGGAGAAGCTCGTTTGAGCTTCAGTTTTTGACAAGCCAGGCCACGCCGTGAGGCGCAGCCCCATCCCACTTTGAAGGAGCCCACATCATGGGTACGAAAACCAATATCCCCTTTGGCAGCCCCATTGCCAAGGTGGTCCAGTCGGCAGGCCTTTTCTCTGCCCACATGGCCCGCAACACGACCATGAACCGCCTGACCGGCAAGATGCCCCAGCAATCCGATGCTGAGGCCACCTTGCGCAAGCAGACGAGTTCGCATTACCCCATCGTCCGCTGCATGGACTTGGGCAAAACCACGGGCGATGAGGTCGAGTTTGACCTGCTGAACCCTGTCTCCGGCAAGCCCATCATGGGCGGCGAAGTGGCCGAAGGCCGTGGCGTTGGCATGTCGTTCTCGCAAGACCGCTTGCGCGTCAACCAAGCCCGCTTCCCTATCAGCGCCGGTGACACCATGAGCCAGATTCGCAGCCCCCATGAGCTGCGCACCCTGGCCCGCACCTCCGCCCAGGCTTTCATGGACCGCTACGGCGACCAGTCCCTGATGGTCCACATGGCTGGTGCCCGTGGCTTCCACAACAACATCGAGTGGGCTGTGCCCTTGGCGTCCGACCCGGACTTTGCCAAGATCATGATTAACCCGGTCAAGGCGCCCACCAAGAACCGCCACTACATGAGCACCGGCTCTGGCATTGAGGCGTTCACCCAAAACGCGGGTGAAATGTCCATTGCCACCACCGATGTGTTCAACATGAGCGTGGTGGATGGCATCCGCACCGTGATGGACACCATTGCGCTGCCTCCCCCTCCCGTGATTTTTGAGGGTGACAAGGCCGCAACGGACAGCCCCCTGCGCGTGTTGCTGGTGTCTCCCGCCCAGTACAGCGGTTTCTCCCAAGACTCCAGTTTCCGCCAGTTGCAGGCAAGCTCGATGGCACGCGCACAGCAAGCCAACATGCACCCACTGTTCCTGGGCGAAGCTGGTTTGTGGAACGGCATCCTCATCGTCAAGATGAACAAGCCCATCCGCTTCTACGCTGGCCAGGAAGTGAAGTATTGCGGCTCCTACACCAGCTCTGCCGAGTCGGTGGCCACGGTGCCCGCAGCCTTTGGCACCACCCACGCCGTTGACCGCGCCATCCTGCTGGGTGGCCAGGCCGTGGCCGAGGCGTTCGCCAAGCACAACAAGTCTGGTGGCCCCTTCTTCTGGAGCGAGAAAGAGCTGGACCACGACGACAAGTTGGAATTGCTGGTGGGCACCATCCGTGGCATGTCGAAGATTCGCTTCGAGATCGACCACGGCGACTCCAAGCAGCTGACCGATTACGGCGTGACCGTGATCGACACAGCGGTGGCCATCCCCGCCCAAGCCTGATGACCGGGGCCGGGTAACACCGGCCCTGCTTCAGCACCCCACAAACCAGATTTGAAGGAGCCAACACCATGGCAACCGTAACCAAAAAGCGCTACCAGGACGCTCAAAACTTTGGCATGACCGCCTACGGCAACGTGATGGCGCTGGAGTACAACGTGACCACCACCGCCACCGGCGCAGTGGTCAACAGCGACTCCACCGCCCCCGTTGCTTCCGGCGATGTGGTGCGCTTGGGCTTGCTGCCAGCAGGTTTTCGCCTGCATGACAGCCTGACCATCGTGAGCGATGCGTTCACCGCATCCGTCACCGGAACTCTGGGCTTTGCCTACGAGGACGGCGTTGACGATGCCACCGTTCCCCAGGACGCCGACTACTTCGGCGCTGGCGTCACCATCGCCACCGCTGGCCGCTACCCAGCCAGCAATGCGACCGTGCGCCCTGTGACCTTGCCCAAGGCGGCATGGCTCACCCTGACCACGGGCGGCGCTGCACATGCTTCTGCTGCTGTGGCCGATGTGATCGTTTACGGCGAGTTCGTCGGCGTGTGATGACGTGGGGCCGGGTTCGCCTGGCCCCCACCAGACAGAGGTTTCAATGAACACCATCCCCATTACCTACATTGGCCATCGCGCGACCTACCGCGACGGCGCTTGCGGCTCCGGCGCTGTGTTTGAACAGGGCCAAACCCTGCACATCCAGGCTGAGTTTGCGCACCGCATGCTCAAGCACCCAGGCGTGTACGTGCGTGCAGATGTGGAGCAGTCAAAAACTGCAAAGGTGGTGGTGCCCATTGACACTTCCGAGAAGGACAAGCAGAACGAGGTGTTCAACCGCGAGCAGGACATGCGCGAAACCTTCAATCTGATGGACAAGGAAGCGCTGGCCACCTTCGCCCAAACCCATTGGCGCGTTGAGCTGGACAAGCGCATGAGCGTTGAGCGCATGCGTGCCGCTGTGGTCCAAAACTTTGACCAGTACGGCGTGGCCGCCTGACCATGACGCTGGAGCAGTTGATCGCCCAATTCAGGGTGGACTCCGAGGACAAGCTGGAGCCCTACCTCTTCGCGGACGAGTCGGTCATTCAATGGCTGAACGAGGCGCAGGAAGAGGCCTGTGTGCGTGCGCTGCTGCTGAAGGACTGGGCGACACCCGCTGTGTGCTCAATCGCGGTGCTGGCCGACGTGTCAGCCTACCAGCTGCATGAATCCGTCATCAACATCACCCGGGCCGAGTTCACGGCAACGGGAGAAACCGATGGCACCCTGCTGTGGCAGGCCGACGAGTACGAGCTTGACCGCATGGAGCCAAGCTGGCGAAAGTTGAGCGCCACACCGACCGCGTTCATTCACCACGACACGGCGCTGCGCATTGGCTGCCTGCCGCCCGCTGGCACCTTGGCGCTGGAGGTGAACCGCCTGCCGCTGTGGCCCATGGAAAACGACTCGGACACACCCGAGATTGCAGCCATTCACCACCGGCACCTGGTGCTGTGGGCGCTGCACCGTGCTTTCAGCATCCCCGACTCTGAAACGGTGGATGCCAACCGGGCTGCGCTTGCTGAGCTGCAGTTCACACGGACATTTGGGCACCGGCCCGATGCGAACACGCGGCGCGGCCACGAATCCAGCCGCCCTCACCACAATTCATCTTGCTGGATGGGGTGATGCATGCCAGTGTTCACAAGGTTTCGCGGCCTAAACAACCAGCGCTCCGCTGAGCAGATGCCCGCCGAGGATTTGGTGGGCTGCACCAATTTGATGGTCAACGACGATGGCGCACTTGTGTCGCGCCCTGGGTTGACGCGCAAATTTACTGGTGCAGCGCACTCGTTGACGAGCTTCAACGGCCAGCTGTTCTTCCGTACCGGTTCAGAGCTGGTGATGCATGGTGCAACAAACACTGCAGTTGATTCATTGCTTGGTAGTGGCCGAACCTGCTACGCAAAAACGCCAAGTGCTTTGCTTTACTCAGATGGCGTGTCGTGTCGGATGCTTGAGTCTGGCGAGGCGGGACCCTGGGGGCTACCACCACCACAGTTCACCGTTTTTGGCGGTGTTGGCGGCAACGTCCAGATCACGGCGACGTACATCCGGGGGCGGTACGAATCCGGCGCTGGCACACCGGTCGCTGTTGGCACCACCGCAACCATTTCGATTCCACCCATCGCAGGCGCAACCCACAAGGCAGTTTACATGAGCATGCCAGGTGGCGAGGTTCTGCGCCGCGTGGCCATGGTGCCCATAAGCCACCCCGACTTTGTGGTCCAGCCATCCGACGATGGGATGGAGCTGCAGACCATGCACAAGACCCCGCCACCACCACACTCTGTCAGCGCCATACGCAATGGCCGCGCGCTGATAGGCGTTGGCGCATTCCTTCTGTACAGCGACCCGTTCAGGTTTGACCTGTTTGACCCAATTCGGCAGTCCATCCCTTTTGACTCAGACGTAACGATGCTGGCATCTGTGTCCGCCGACTCGCTGATTGTCGGAACACGGACCGGTGTTTTCAGGCTTTCTGGGCCAGACCTCGATTCAACGTCATTGACGCAACTGTCTGACATGGGCGCTGTGGCAGGGGCCTACACCATCGTTGACGCGAGTTTGTTTGGGCCGTCACATGGAGTTGCCGTTGTATTTGTTTCTCCAGGTGGTTTGTCTGCCGTCACTCAGGATGGCTCCGTCACAAATCTGACCGGTGATCGTTTCAGGCCTGGTGACTTTATGAGCGGTTCGGCTGGTTTTTTACGTCAACCGGGCGCCCACTCGGTTGTTTTTTCACTGCGCCATTGAGGCGTGATTCAGAAAGGGGCCAAACATGGCGCTGAGATTTTCTACCGGGCTTATTGACGGCATCGCAGTTGACAAGTCATTTAAAGAAGCTGTGGAGGGCGCCAGCGCCGCTGGCTTCTACATCGACATTTACACAGGCACCAGGCCTGCAACGCCAGATGCAGCCGCGACCGGAACAAAGTTGGCCAGATTTACGGCTGCTTCGGGGGCCAAGATGCACTTGGCTGCAACTGCCGCTGCTGGAGTGATTGCCAAAAACATCGCAGAGGTGTGGGGTGCGACCGGGCTTGCAAACGGCGCGGCTGGCTACTACCGCCTGGTTACAGATTCAGACGATGGAACAACAACGAGCACAACCGCAGTGCGGATTGATGGCGCGATTTCCACCTCTGGTGGCGACATGAACATGACGAGCACCAATATCGCAACAGGTGCGCCGCTGCTTATCAATAACGCAACCTTCACAATCCCATCCGGGGTTTAAGGATTCACCATGACCATTCGTTTCAACACCGCAACACGGAACATGATGGCCGATGCGCTTGGCGCGTCACTCGCCTCTGCAACCCTGTCCATCTACACCGGCACGCAGCCCGCCGACCCAAACTCTGCCGCAACCGGCACCAAGTTGGTTGACATAACCATCAACGGCTTCAGCGCGGCTGCAACCGGCTCCGCCTCGCTGGTGACAGCCCCGGCCAACGTCGGCACTTCTGTGGCTGCTGGCACAGCTGGATGGGGGCGGGTTGTTCACACTGGCGGGACCATTGACGGTTCGGTTGGCACCAGCGGTACCGACTTCACCATCAACTCAACGGCCATATCGAACGGTTCCGCTGTGACGCTCACCGCCATGACCATCGTGCAGCCAGCTTCTTGAAGGAAATCCGATGGCGCTGACCATTCCAAAGCAGCTGGTAACCGGCGTTCTGGTGGAACCCAAGGTATCCGCAGTCGTCAACATACCTCAGCTGCAGATCAGCGCCGTCCTGGAAAAGCCTTTTCTGGATGCCACGATTTCAATACCCATGCCGGTTTTCACCGGCACAGTTGCGGCAGAAGAACCGTCAACACTGACTGCCGCCGTGGCCGTCCCCATGCAGCAGGTGGCTTCCACGATTGAGGGAATGCAACCGGCAACCATTTCTGCCGCCATCCAGTTGCCCATGCAGCTGGTGACCGCTTCAGCTGCATCCGAGGCCCCCAGTGAGCTATCCGGCACCATCTCGGTGCCAATGCCCACCATCACCGCGCTCATGGGTGAGCTGTCCATGTCGGCATCCATTGGCATACCCATGCAGCAGCTGGTCGCAGAGGCCAGTACAACAAGCATTGATGGCTCAATATCGGTGCCAATGCAGTCTGTGTTTGGACTTCTGCCCGAGATTTCCGCCGTCGTGGCGGTTCCGATGCAGCAGGCAACCGGCGAGTTTTGGCAGCCTCTGCTTGGCGTTCCCATGCAGCAGGTCACCGCTGACGTTGCGGTGCCGTTGGAGCTGTCGGGAGAAATAGCCGTCCCGATGATTGTGTTCCCAGTCTATGAGATTGCGAACATCGACTCCGCAATGCCATTGCCAAAAAGCAGCATGGCGGTCATCTCTGGGTACTTGATTGACGCAGCTGCACCAATGATGACTGGGCAGGCAAATGCAATCATTGGCGCAGCTGCGACGATGGACGGTGTGTTGTCGTTGGCACGCTCCGCCGTGGCCGTGGACAGGCCATCCGACATGGTTGGTGCATTTTCCCAAATAGCATCAAGTTTTGACGCCACCACTGGAATATCAGTTGAAGCCGTTGGAGAGTTTGGGCGCGAGATTGAATCGTCTATTTCAGTCGATGAGCCGTCGGCCATTGTCGGACAGGCTCCGCTGATTTTGTCGGACTTGTCAGCCGCCACTGGCGTGATGGCTGGAATGACTGCTGTTGCCTGGTTGGTGGATTCTGACATTGCAACTACAACTGGCATAGACGCATCCATCAACTCCATTGCGCCGCTTGCTAAATCCAGTTTGGATGCGGATGCATTTGCTACGGCGAGCATGGGCGGCACCGCCTACACAGCCAGGTCTGGTTTTTCCGTCACAACAGGAATTGCCGCACACATTGAGGCCACGGCACCGGCAGGTTTGGCCTCAAACATGCAGATTTGGCTTCGCCCAACCATTGGCATGTCAGCAGCAGCGCCAATGCCGCAAAGCCTCATGCACGCCTCATTGGCAGCACAGTCGGTGACCTTGCTGGCAATGGGACTTCGCAAGGCAGCTGTCACCGAGCTGCAAAGCGCAATTGGAATAGAAAGTGTGGCCGAACTCGACGGCGTGGTGTACGTCGCCGGGCCGTCAGGCGTGTTCGCCATGACCGGGGCCACCGACGATGGCACGCCGTTCAACAAGTCCGCGCTCCTGGCCATGCTTGACTTTGGTGCCGGGCAGAAAAAACACCCCGAGGCCTGCTTGATGGAGGCCGACGCATCAACTCCACCTTCGCTCACCGTGCGCTCGACTGGTGGCGTGAACACCTACCCGTTTGCCGGCCCAAAGCGTGGCTCCATGTACCGGGCAAAAATCGGCCGAGGCATCACGGGCAAGCGGTTGCAGTTTGAGCTGTCTGGCGCTGGCATCAACTCGGTTGAGTCCCTGGACTTCGCGGTAGAGCCCGGCAAAAGGAGCTTTTGATGGCCCGCGTCCTCTACACGGGCGGGCTTGTACCGGCCCTGTTTGCCCGCGCAAAGAAGGAGGCGGAGAAGGCCGAGCGCATCCCAGGCTACAAGCCACGCGCCATCAAAACACCGACCCACACCGTCATCTACAACACCTCAGGCCCAGAGGTGAAGGCCATCATCACCGACGACATTGCGCCGATTACGTTTTCGACGCCTGGGTCTGCAATACCAATATCGCCAAATTTCCTGCACTTAAATGAAAACCGCCCGCTGATTAAATATGGCAAATTTAGGTACGCAGAACACGAAACCACTTATTCTGTCCCTCAAGTAGATTACCGCTCTATTTGGTGGAGAAAAAAGTACCCGTTTCAGTTTGAACGTGGTTTTGAAGGAATCCCGCGAGATAATTTTGCTGTTGCACAGAGCTTGGTATTTAGTGGCTATCAAGATATATTTTATGCCTTAAAGTATATTGACTCAAGTATTCAATACAACCAGATTGGCTTTGACCAAAAGATTTCCGCAGCGAACACTGGCGTAAACTTTTTTGTTGAGGCAGCGGCCGATGTATCAGTATATGATCAATATCTAGATCAATTCTATAGAGGAGCAGGCTACAGTATCCAATCAACCATGAGCGGTACATTCCTGGTTGATGATATTAGGAGCCTATACAAGACTGGATTCAATGTAGCCAATAAGTCAATCGAAGCTGTCAGCCTTACCACGCTAAATAATGACCATTCTCAAGGGTGGCTTTCTTATGTTACAACATATAACTCAAATTCTATGTTGTATGACGGAAGCACATCTGTGTGTGCTTTTGATGGCAGTGTTGTATTCCCATTTGTTGGATTATTGGATGAATCATTCAATTCACTTGACTGGCCAGATGATGGCACTCCTTGGATAACTGTGGATGCAAACCACTCAGGAAATTACGCAATCTCTCGCGGGGTTTGTTTTAATTTGGATGGGAATAAGAAAAAATTGTTTGAGGAAAAAACCATTCATACTCAGTATAATTTTAACGGACCAATAGGCTTTGCAGAGTCTGGGGTTGGTTGGTATTATGGCGAATATAAAGATAACGTACAGCATTTGAGCTTGGACTACGGAGAATCATCCGCATTTATTTACGTCTTATCGTCATGCGGAATTTTCGATGGTGTTTTAATAAAGTGCAAGGTATTTGCAAATTGGCCATCCGACGGAAAAATTATTTATGACGAAAATTCTTCGTTTATAGCAAGTGGCCTTGGGGTGTATTTTGATATGGTGCGAGGCGCTTATGATTTAGTCGAATTTGAAAATACGCATGCGGACAAACATCCGCCGCATTTAAAGCCGCCAAGACTTGTTCCTGACGGAATATGCCTACCGCATGCGTGGTGGTTTGCTGGTGGAAAAGGTATTCGTGAGAACACGTTTTATGCCAACAATCAAGGGCAGATTAACGTGGTGATATACCCAGGCGGGCAACATGAGTTCTTTGTCGAAGAGGCGAAAATCGTGTCGGTGAGGATGAATCATGTGCCGCGCTTTGCCATCCAGCCAGGAGACGAGATTGGCTTGACCATGAAGGCGATGTTTGGCGGCAGCCCGTATGTGCCGTACGCCATAACTGGGTTAATTGAGGAAGAAGATGAGGATGGTAATGCGACTGGTTTTTATATAACTGGCGAAGGCTCTTTGTCCGGCAGTTTTTCTGCTGCGCATCCAGCGCCTGGAAATTCTTATTTGAGTCTCAAGATTTCACCTCGCCAACCAACTGACAGGTATAGGCTTGTCACTGTCTTAACTCAGACTGCGCGCGCAAACCCAGTTACTGCACATTTTGAATTTTATGGTGAGGGTGAAAACAACGTCACCCCAGGCATGTCTTTGAGTGTCGAGTGCCTTACGCAGTCAGTGCTGGCTGGTCAATATTCACACTTCTACATTACCGCTTCGGCTGTGGCAAATGGATCTCAAATCCCATACCGTGTAAAGCGTAACGGGGAGGTTGTTGTCGGAGAAACTGGTTTTGCAAGTGTGATTGATGGCGCGGCGATGCTGCAATACATGGCAAAGTTTTACGTTGAGCGTAGTGTTTTTACAAGTGATGTATTTGGGCATACAGACATTAAGTACGTGCTGTCAGCCACCAGCGGGGATGCGGAACAAGAAACTATTGAGTTCACCATGGAAATCGGTGATGGCGACGACGTGGTTTCAGCGCCATTTTCAGTGCAGTATGCGCAGGAGAGGTACGATTCAGATACATACAGGCCGACAGCATCAGAGGTTGAATCACCTACTTTTTTCCTGCAGGCGTCAGTTAAACACCCTGGTCCATCCGAGTCTTTTTTCGCGTGCAACGAGCTTACAACCCTGGTTGAGCGCGTCTGGTACAGCCTCAAGAAAAAGCGCGTGTACGTGCTCTTTTGGGACGGGCAATCGTGCGACGTAACCGGTGTGATTCGCAAGAACGAGGTGACGGGCCAGTACGAGGCAAACCCAGACTGGAGGGAGGCCCCATTCGATTACCCACCAGCCGCCGACCCCTACAACACCAAGGGCACGCTGGAGCCCTACGTCTATGCCTACATGGACTACGTTGCAAATCAACCTTCGACAATTTGAAAGAGAACCATGGCAGCACAGGAAATCATTGAATCATCTCGCACGTACGCAGATGGATGGGTTAAACAGGCTGACCAACTTGTACAAAACCTGACGACAAAAATTGAAACTGCAGATGACAAATTTGGGCTTGGAAAAACCACAACAATTTTTGACCGACCAGCCATCAACCTTTCACAAATTGATGCAATATCTCTTAGCGTAAACCCAAACGCGACCGATAGGCTTTATGAAGCTGCAACAGAGAAACTTGACAATGATAGTCCTGAGCCACCAGAGCAGATTGCGGTACCAACGTGGGATGTTGGTCGCTTGCCTGAAAAGGTTATATTTGATAGTGAAAAGTACCAAGTAGAGCCGTTCAATGAAAAAATTGAATTTAAGGCAACTGATTACAAGGTGGACGAGTTTAATGAGACTGTTCAGTTCAATTCTGAGCAGTACAAGATTGAGCCGTTTGATGGGTCCGTCGAGTTTGATTTCAGCAAGTACACAGTACCCGAATTTTCGGAGGCAGCGCCTGCTGTTGACTTTGGAAGTCCACCCGTTGCGTTTTCTGGTGAGATTCCAGCAAAGAATTTCACTGTCGGTGATGTGTCAATTCCTAAAAGTTTTGACATTGACACGCCAGCGCCGCCAACTTTGCTTGGCACCATAAATCTTCCGAGTCCGCCAAGTATTGAGTTCCCTCAAACTCTTGCCGAAATCGACTGGGACTTTGTGGCCGACGTTGGTGACGCATCTTTTGGGTTCACTTTTAACGATTCGGCATACACGTCTGCCCTGATGGATTCTGTCACGGCCAAGCTGCTTCACGACCTTGCCAATGGCGGCTATGGAATTGAGGTGGCCGACGAGGCTGGATTATGGGAGCGTGGAAGGGAGCGAGAGGCGGCAGCCTCGCAGGCAGAGATGCAGGCCATCACGCGAGACTTTGCCAGCCGTGGTTTTATGGTGCCGCCTGGTGCATTGTTTGGCGCGGTAGAGGGAATCAGGGCAAAAGCTATGGCTGCTGCGTCCACGCTATCGCGTGAAGTGGCCCTGAAGCGAGCTGACTTGTACGTGCAGAACCGTCAGTTCACCATCGAGCAGGTGAAGGAGCTGGAGGTCGTGTTGCTAAATCAGCACATGGCGGTTATGGAGCGCGTGCTGAAGGCCGCACAGATAAGCGCACAGTTTGTGGTTGACCAGTACAGGGCAAGGTTGGACAAGGCCAAAGCGCAAGCAGATGTGGTGCAGCTCCGCGTGCAGTCGTTCCGAGATTTGGTGGCGGCTGAATCTTCCAAGATCGAGGTTTACAACGCCCAAATTCGGGCCGAGCTTGCAAAGACAGAGGTGGACAAAAACAAGATTGATGCTTACCGCGCTCAGCTGGCTGGCGTTGAGTCAACCGTCAATGTGTACCGGTTGCATGTTCAGGCGGCTGAAGCAGCTATTCAGGTCGAGCGATCAAAAGTTGAGATGTGGAAAATTGAGGTTGACGGCTACATCGCATCAATCAGAGCAAAAGAGGCAGAATTTTCAGGATATGAGGCGCGCATCCGTGGTGAACAGGCCAAGGTGCAGGTTTTTTCTGAGCAAGTCAGGGCGCATGCAGGTCTGGTTGAGGCAAAGAAAACGGAGGCTGGCATAAAAGAAATGGAAGTTCGGGCATTTTCTGAGAACGTCAAAGCGCACGCCGTTATGGTTGACGCAAAGAAAACCGAGGCCGGAATTAAAGGTATGGAGGTGCAGGCGTTCTCCGAAAAGGTCAAGGCGCACGCCGTTATGGTTGACGCGAAGAAAACCGAAGCCAGCATAAAAGAGATGGAAGTTCGGGTTTTCTCCGAAAAAGTCAAAGCGCACGCCGCAAAGGTCGATGCAAAGCGAGCGGAGGCAGACATTAAGAGGATGGAGGTGAGCGCCTACGCCGATGCATCCAACATCGCATTCCGTGCGTTTGAAAGCGAGTTGAGTGCAAACAAACACGCAAACGAGCTGTATAGCCGTTCGCATGAGAATGAGATTCGTTTATACGATGCAAAGACGCGGGCCTATGGCACAAAGGTAGAGGCTGCCAGTAAGCTGGCCAGCGCCAACATAGACTTGTCACGCTTGAGTGTTGATGCACGCATCCAGTCAGCAAAGCTGCTGCTTGAGGCAACCCTGGCAGAGATCAATGCAGACTTTAAGGCCACTGGGTTTGTGGTTGATAGCCAGCAAAAACTGGTGGATATGTACAAGGACATGATCGGCGCATCCTTGGGTGCGCTGAACTCGATTGCGTCCATATCGGAGTGATGGTGTAACCCCTGTGGGGTTTGTTCTTTGGGGTCCGGCTGGGC